CAGATGTGCAAAAAGTGAAATCGGCGGATTTAGTGCTTTGGGTTGGTGAAGATATTGACGCTTTCTTAGCAAAACCAATTAGCCAAATTGATAGCAAAAAAGTTATCAATATTTCTGAAGGAGTCTTTATCAATATAAGTTTCAATCAATTCAACTTCACGTTCAGAGATACGAGCAATTTGTTTAGAGAAGTCTGTATTATTTGCATATTCATAAGTATCTTTAGCACCACCCATGATATTACGAATGAAATATTGGGAAGCTAAGAATACACAACGATTATGGATATTACTTACAGAGTTTGTTTTGAATAAGTAATTAATTACATTATTGAATAAACTTGCAAATGCATAAGAACCAGCTTTGATAGTGGAAGATTTAGAAATGATTCCACGATAACCAGAGAAATACATTAAGTTTACAGATGCATCTAATAGATATGCAACTAATTGTTTGATATTATTACATACATATTTACCATCTTTTTTATCAAGAATTTGGGAGCAATCTACGTATACAACGTATTTGCCATTGCCACCTTTAACATCTTTTGCAGTAACAATACGAGTGCTACGGTTTAAAGGATGTTTGCTAATATATAATCTAATAGATTTAGATTCCATTGCAGCAACTAAGAACCCGCCAACTTGGCTTTTCTTAACATCATATGCTACATCAGAGAATTCATCGGATTTTACGTCAATTAACGTACCGCCATGAATAAAGTTTAGAATGGATTTTTCATATTCATCTTTGTATTGTTTAAAGATGAAAGTTTCGTTTATCAGTTTACAATTCAACTGTTGTGCCATTTAGTAAACCTCCTTAGAGTTATAAGAAATATTACTACAATGTTTAAAATATGAGTGTATACACCCCTAGGGGCTTGAAGCACCTAGGGGTTATATAACACTGGAGATTAATTATTAAAATGAAATTAAACAAAAGAAAAGAGTAAACTAACAAATAGAGCTCACAAAAATCTTAAGGTTAAGGTGAATATAGTTGGCGAAACTATATTTATTATAAAGTTCCCATGAAATTTTTATAAACAGTAGTTTTTACATTAAAATACTTTATAATGATTGAGCGAGGTATTAATAAATGTCTTACTTTAATATAAATGATGATATAATTGAAACTGGAACTTATGAGCATGGTACAAATAAAGTTCCTAGTGTGACACAGGTATTACATCATATCCATGAGGATTATATAGCTAATTGGGCTAACTCTCTTGGATTCAAAGGTATAGGTTATAAAAAAGAATTAAATAGATATGCAACTGAAGGCACTAAAGTTCATAATGAAATTGAGAATTTCCTAAGAAATGGATCTCCAATGGTTTCTGGTGATAATATTAGTATGGGATTTGCATCATTTCTTAAATGGTTTTTAGATGCTGGAGTAAATAGTGGCAAAATGATAATTCCACTAATGCTAGAGCAATCTTTCATTGGTAAATATTTTTGTGGCACTATTGATGCAGTATTGCAGATAGGAGATAAGATCCATATAGTAGATTATAAGACATCTTCTACTATCGGATATAAGTATTTTATACAGCTTGCCGCATATAAATATATGCTAGATAAAGCTGGATTACCATGTGATTATTTAACGGTATTACAATTAGATAAATACAAAGCAAATGCAAACCAATATTCTATTTCAATTAAAGATAATGCTGAATTGTTAGATGAACTATTTAATGCATTTGTATATACTTTAGAATCTATGGTATCTATAAATACGGTTAAAGAAATTAAAGTATCAGATTTTAAATTTAGGAGTATCAAATGAACGAGATTAATGTATCTTCTCTTGATATTATAGCAAGAATTCTTACTATATTTATATTTTCATATATTTTAGTAATAGTCATTCAAAATATAAGAAAATCAAAAAATAAAAAATATTCCGCTGATGAAAATTTAAATATAATTAGTCACTTCTTAGTCGTAGGAACTAGTGTACTATCTTTGTATGCATTACTCGTAATACTCTATGAAATTATAGTTAATCGTATAGGGTGATAGATATGTCAGATGGTAATATAGACGAGGTTGGTCTCCATCTATTATTTATACAAGCTTTGACAAAGAAGACTTCATATGATAAGTCTAATTTAATATATAGAACTTATTGCCGATATTTATATAAGAAGTCTATAAATGATATAATCAAATATGTAAAGAATGAAAATATTTATGATGTGCTATATGGACTTCTTTCAATTCAGTGGTCTTTAAAAGATGCATATTATATATCAGAAAACTCTAGAATAGATAGAACTAAGGATAATAACTTTAGTGCTATTATTATAGAGAAAGATGATAAAAAGATAAATGCCATAGTTGGACCAATCCAATATACTGCATCTAATAAACATATTGAAGCTAATATAACTTATATAGATGATGAAAATAGAATGGCTTATACAATTAATAAATATTCTAAAGAAGATGATAATCCTCTAAAGAAATATATAGAAGATGAAATCAGGAATATTATAATTGAATTCATGAAGTCATTAATTAAAAATTCTTAATACTGATATATTATAAATATGAAAGAAAGGTCTAGTGATTTAAATCACTAGACCATTATTTTTATTTATTTTAGGAGGAGTATAATATGGACAATAATTATTTTGGCAGAACTTTACGTCGCACTTTTGATATCTCTGGTATAGATATTAGCGAAGCTGGAGTTAAACGATTATCTGATTCTACTGAATTTTGTTATGCGTGTTATCCAATCATTGAAATTCTAAAAGTTCTTAAAGGACCAGATTGGATTCATCTTCTCAAGGAGATTGAATATCTAAGAGGAAAGATTACAAGAGCTTGTGGATGGTATACAGTTAATGTATATACATTCGTAGGAACGTCTGATAAACATATCGAATTCAAATTATATCCAGATCAAATAGCTTGGATTTCTATTACATTTGCATTACGTGGAGATAATAGATTAGAAATTGTAAAATTAGATTACAATGAAGAAGCTGGAAATTTCTGTTATTTCGAAAATACACATTTGGCGTTATTCATTGATGCAGTATATAGTTTGTACGATACATTATTTACTTCTATAGATTATGAGGATCCATTGATCAAGTGAGGAGATTTAATATGAAATATGGTGTAAAAGAAATAAAAAATTTTAATGAATGTATTAAGAATTTATTCACTCTATCTGTTTTAGTAAGAGGAATTCTTGTCTGTAAAAAAGGTAATAGAAGTGATATCTGTAAAACTTCTAAAGGTTTAATTACAGATACTCGTATTATTATTGGTGGATCTAAAATAGCAATTCAAATTGGTAATATTAAGATTGCTGCAACTACATTGAAAACTAATGATATCAATGTGACTATCGAAAATGAAGATAAAAAATCTATGCGTGATATCAATGGTTTCATCTTAGATATCTATACAAATCTTACTAATAAATATGGATTCTATGTACTTCCTGAATTTGAACCACATAATACAACTAAGGTTGTATATGCTAAGACTGGTGAAATCATATTAGCCACTTATACTAAACTTTGCAATAACTATGCAGATCTAGCTATTGAAGAAAATAATATTCTTAGTATTGACGGAGTATCCTATTTCAATTGCGAAAAAGATCTAGCATTTACTGTTGTGGATACAGATCGTAAATTAAAATTATTTGAACTTACTGATCTATTCCCAGATGCAAGATCTATGTCAGGAATGGTTAAAGAAGTACGTGCAACTTTAGCATAAAATTATAAGGAGATTCTAATATGGATCTCCTTATTTTTTTTTATTTTTATAGTATTTTTCACATACTCATAATACTTATTAATTTTTTAGGAGCATAGTAAAATGAGCGATTACGTATACAATAATTTACTAAGAAATATTATCGATGAATTTAAACAAAAGGATCTTGATAATATCAAATATGAATTCTCTGAAAATGATATTGCTAAAGCAAGAGTTGAATTATCTTTATACTGTAGAGATTTCGATGAAATCCCTGAAGAGATTCCTACAGTAGAAGATTTCTTACGTCCACAAAAAGACATTCTCCCTGTTAAACAATCTAGAGAACTTACAGAATTATATTCTTTCATTACTTTGATGAATGTAAACGATCTATTAAAACAACTAAAAGATCTCATTATTAACGAAGATAATTCATATATAATCTGTAATACTAAAATATTAGATAATGAACGCATGATGACATGGGGATTTACTGCAAACTTCTTCTATGGATCATTTAACAATTTCAGCAATATAAAAATTAGATATGATAATCCTGGGATTATAGATAATAATACTCACGATATCTTAGTTGCTGGGGTTGTAGATTTTATTTATAGTAACGTGAAACTTGGGTTATTGTAATGGAAAATAAAGACTATAAGAGTTTGACGATAGATACTATCAAAGAACTCAATAAAATAAAATCACTAAATAAGCCAGATGCTGCTAGAGAAGCATCTGAGTTTATTGGTGAAAGATTAGATAGAGAGCTATTAATCAGTAGCCATAATATATTTGATCTATTTAAAGATATCATCAATCCAACAGAAGATCTATTAGATGATCTAAGAAAGACTGATTGGTATGATGAGTATGTGAAATATAATGGTTATAAAATAATTAAGTTATTTAAAGTTAAACCATTCACTGAACTTACTTATTATGAGAAGATTGCCGTATTAACTGAATTTAAAGAATTTAATATATCGGAAGACCAAACTATTGTCAGAGATATATTCTTGAATATTCTTAAAAGCGAAGATACTAGAATATTAAAATTAGCTACAGCTAACTATATTTATCATAATGGATTATCTAAGAATATAATTAGCTTTACTGATATACCGGATTCATTAAAAGACAATTCAGAAGTATTAGCTTATCTAGTCTTAATGAACTTAAGCGATTCTATCTTTATCACAGATAAGATTAAAGAAGATGAATCATTTAACAGTAGTATCGCTTATATGAGTAGACTTGTGTTTAATATGCCTATAGATTTGGAATTAAATAAAAAAGAAAATTCTATACTGTAATATATATTTTAACTATATATTATTTAGGTGATATGATGATGCCTCTACTCCCTGGCATATGTCATATCGAACCCCTATACAGGTTTATAACTAGAGACACACAACACAAACTAAACACACACTAACAACCAAACACACATTGAAACAATATTTTATAATACTCTCCTATAAAATAAAAAATTCATAAATTCTCTCTCATCTTACATGAAACTTTTCTACCATGTGTCTCTAGTGTATAAACCATTTTTTTTTATTTATTTCACGAAAGGATGGTCAACAGATATGAATGAATTGACTCCTAGACAACTTTTTAAGGACGTAAGTCCTTACTTAATTGGCCTTGCAGAATTATGTAAAAAAGGCAAAGAAATCAATGATGTAGTTGGGGCTAGCGTACGTAATAAATTATGTACATTTGAAGGCTCTAGTACAATCAATGATGTAGTAATATTTAAATTCGAATTTAAATATGGAAGCTGTTCAATTACAGTTTTTGATAAACAAGTCAAATCTATTAAGTTTGAACTTAGTAGATCTTTAGACTTTATTACGTTATTAGCTCTACGTGGTACTATTATGATTCTTGGTGAAGGATATGATTGTGATTATTCTAAATACGAGAGCGATATCAAAGTAGGGTCTATTAGAATTAAGAGCGTCGGCGGTAATGAATTTACTAAAGTTATGCCGATGTCTTTATATAATAAGAATATTATTACAGGTAGACTTAGATCTATTTGTGAATATATAAAAGCTAATTCAGATAAAGTAAAAGAATATGAAACAACCTTCAAAGAATTATCTGATGATACTTTCCGCGTTGTATTTTATTACGGTGTTAATCTAGTAAGAATAATTGATCCTTACTATGACTCTATTTCTTGCGACTTAGATGTGACAGATATTAGAATTGCCTCCAGATATAATATTAGGAATTTTACATATGGAAGCGATGTATTCAATCTTCTTAAAATTGTAAAACGAATTCCTAAAACTATTAAGGAGGAAAAATAAAATGGAAATGAATCTATTCGTGGGTGCTGTTATTGATATACCAAATAGTAAGGCATCTAGAATTATAAAGAAATTCTGTGAACCATTTATTGGAGCTGAATTTGTAATCCATTCTAATTTATATGAGGATACATATAAAACTTCTTATGAAAAAATCACAGATTCTAAAACTATTAAACATGTAATTCATTTAAACTGCGATGATGAAAAGCTATTTGATCTTAGCTTTGAACTAATTAGAGGGAAAAATGAAGTTCAAATAATGGCCGGTGGCACAGTAGTTGAAGATGATGGAGTTATCAAAGTAATTAGAGCATTATCTTCCTCTATATTGTGCGATCTAGGCGTAGTAACCGATGAGCATGATGAAGCTTTAGATAATTTTGAAATGTGCTATTCTTTATATGATATGGAAGATATAGACGATGATAAATTAAAAGAAATCTTTACAAAAATACTCAAACCTATATTCAAAATTTCAAAAATATATGGTGCACTTAATGCTATAAATGTAAAGAGATTCAATATTTCTGTTGAAAAGGATATGGTTAAAATATTCACAAATGATGGTAATATGGTAGCTATATCGCCGACTGATATTATAGTATCTAATGAAATATTTGAAAACACTAACTATATTGATTATTTGAGTAAAATGGCTGATGAAATTAGTATTTATACTAATGCATTAGTTAAAACCACCAAGAAACCAATTGCTGCAAAATTAACAGAAGAGCAGCATTCTAAATTGGGTTCTATAATACAAAGCATAATCACTCCAGAATTAATTGCGTCTATAGATGTTAGACCAGGGCAAGATCCTGTATTTGTAGATGAAGATGATAAAAACTATATTTACGTTCAGGGTCCGACTGATAAAAATTCGACTGTAGTTTTAGGAATCAAAGGCAAGCTTACTGGTAAAATATTTATATTAAATGTAAGTATTGATAGGATTTATTGTTTCTTATTTGAAGAAAAGATTAGTAAGAATGGTAATATTACACTTAAAGGCGTAAGTAAACTAGATGATGAATTATTCAAAGATCTTGAAGATTATGCTGAAATGTGCAAAATTAAAAATTCTAATATAATTCTTGGAACTTCAGAAACTAAGAAAACACTCTTATCTTAATGAAAGGAACATAGTAAAATATGCAATCTGAAGATAGATATAAAGACATGTATCTTGATTTGATGGATGTACTAGCATTAGTAGTCATCAATCAAGGTAGTAAAGATTTTAATATTGATAATGAATTATCTAAACGTGGATATGAATTATAATAGGAGAACAACCATGAACCTTAAAGAAGTTAGTACTAAAATTAAAAGTGTAAAATCTAATTATGATTTATTTAATGCAATTTTTGCAGGGGTATATAAATATCATGATGATGATGCCATTACATTTGCAAAAACTTTAACTACATTTAGACCAGCTGGTGATAGATTGAGAATAGATTTATATGCTGGTAAAACAGATCTTAAAGAAGTGCATGAAGATATTATTAAATTTACTGAAGACAGTGAAGCATTTGATTCTTTAAGAAAACGAATCAAGTTTGTAGATATGGACTATGAAGCTTTAGATAAAAAGGTAAATAAATTATTCAAAAAGATCGATATTGTTGATAAAGCTAGAACCCGTACTGGTACGATAGCTTCTTTCAAAACAAATCTATATGCAGATGTAGATAAAGATTTTGTTATTGAAACAGATGAAATCAATTATATGATGTATCGTAGGGTTAAAGATGTAATCATAGTAATCCTTGGTGTATTAGATGAAAAAGGTAAAGTAAGTACTACTGCATTCGTTTACCGTTATAAAGATCATAAATTCACTAAGATTGCTGATAAGAAAGCTATTGAAATGATTAGTGATATGGTAGATTAATGGGGGTATATATGGAGAATTTGCAAAACCAATTCTTTGATATAGTTACCATTAGAAAACCTAAGAATCCAATTAGTCGATTAGTATATGAGTATAAGATGTGGAGATATTTTAGAGATCTTTCTAGATTATCTCCTTCATTTAA